GGGAATTTGTCATTAACGATGTCGTAATTTCTCACGATTCTCAGCGAAATCCCGTCATAGACTTCTCTTGCGGCAAAATCCACACCCTTCGGCATTTCAAGGTCAGCCGTTACCATCGTAAAAGCATCCTTGTGATAAGCCAGGTTATTTGCAAACGCTGTAGAAGCCGTACCAGAACCACCAGCCGCCACAAATACACACGCACTGGAACCAGCACCCGTTACCGATACGTTCTGTTTCGCACCAGAAGTTACGGGGGTAGGTGAAACCTCTATCGCTGTAAACGCTGCATCAACATCGGCAAGTGATGTAAACTGCTGAAGATGCTCATACGCAACTTTGGTTTCAGGATTGACAGCGTAAACACCAGCAATCGTGAAAATGTCTCCCTTTTTCACTGTTCCACTTCCACCAGAAGTTGTCACCGTTGCATCTTCACTGACAAAACCCGGAGAAGCAGATGTGTCACAAACCGGAGTCGAATCTGTTCTGGTACCATTGGTGAGTGTAGGAATCATTTCAGTTTCATAGAAATTAAATCCTGCGAATCTGCCCATGAGTCCCGTATCGTATGCCTTGGTAATCTCTCCAGACGGATTAAACCACGCAGGCACATCAACCGCTACAGAGTTCATACTAAGGGATTCCATAATCATATACCTGTCGGGTATAGGAGCAAGCCCCTTGGCAAGTTTCGCCCTTGCAGACCTTACGTCTACGGTATCCGGTGCAGTACCAATGGCCGAGTAAACCATGTTATAGGTAGCTTCGGCACATGCCGTAATAACGGTGCTGTCGATATCAGCAGCCAGTCTCGCCATCGCAGGTTTCAGAATCCTATCGGAAAATTCATCCAGCGAAAGAGTAAGTTCAGCCGAACTAAAATTGACATCCACACCTTTCTGTGTTGCCAACGTAAGGGTCTGGGTAGATTCGGTTACATCCTGTGCATCCAAAGTCGCACCAGTTCTTACGGTAAACTGATTCGGTTCTCTGATTAAAAGAGTCCCACCATTTTTCGCACCTTCACGCGCAAATCTATCGTCATACTGCTTGTTGATGGTCTTACAAAATATCAAGTTGTTATGGAGCAGAGCCAATGCTTTCTTGGTTATATCTCCATCACTTAAAGTTTTCAGTGAATTGCCCATTTTATCCTCCTAATTTTAGTCTTATTTTTTCTATATCGTTTTGTTTATTCCATTCCATCCATTCATCTGTTGACATCTTGGATGGGTCTACTTTGTCTCCGCCTGTCGCACCGTCTATCTCACTTATTGGAGCAGGTGCAGTCGTGACGGCTTTTGTCTTTTTTGTTAATTCTATCTGAGTTTCAAGTTTTCCTATCTCGTATGGTTGCATCTCAGGTGGGAGTCCGGCTATTTTGTTCGCAATAGCCTTGTTCTCATCGCTCCCAAGGAAATAAGCCACTTCTGGCCCGTTCTTTGCAGATAGAACAACAGCTCTCATGGTATCGGTAAAAACACGGGACTCGACAACATCATCAAAGTCAGTGTGTTCTGCCCTGATTGTAGCGGCACGTTCATTGAACGATTTCAAAAGAGTTTTGGTATGCTCCTGTTGTGCAATAGCACTCTGCGATTTAGACCGTTCCTGATTGTACCAACCATTTAAAGCATCTTCATATTCCTCTGTTGTCTCGTATTCATGCAGGACGGGACGACCTGAAGGTGTTGCTTGAACTTCCGGCGCATCTTTCATTGCGAGATTCTTCCAATACTCAGTTTCTCTTTCAGCTTCTCTCCGAGAACGGGTTATCTCGTTAATCCTTTCTTGTGCAGTCTGCTTGCGTGGCTCCAATGGGTCAGCAGGTTCTACTGGCTCTATTGGCTCTACGGGTTCTGTCGGCTCCACTGGCTCAATAGGTTCGATTGGCTCTGTGGGTTCTATTGGTTCTACTGGCTCTGTTGCGACTACTGTCGGGTCTTCCATTGTGTTCTCCTTTTGCGTCCTAAGACGAGTTATATTACAAAATACCAACCTATTTTGGTTAGCTCCTCTTTGACCAATTTATTCTCTGTATATCCGATGCTTTTCAACACTTTAATTGCGGCACGAAAGGCAGATAACGCTTTTCGCTTCTCTCGTATATCAAATGACTTCTTTTCTCCATTCACACTCCATATCAATCTGTGGCTTTTCTGACGGGTTGATTCATTTTTAATGTAGATTGTGTTGTAAAATGTCATCTTCTTAGGTTCAATAACTTCGGGTTCTACAACAATCTTCTTTGCTGCATGCCATGCCTTCATCTTTTCACTACGCGACTTATTTGCTGCCGTTGTTGCCATCTTTGGCCTCCATTTTCTCTACTTCTCCTTGTATTTTTGCGTACACTTCTTGCGCCCCCGGAAAATCACTATACTTAATAGCCAATGGAGCTATTACCATTGCTAATCCGGGCGCATACTGCATAGTCTGAAGCAACATTTCCACCATTTCTCTTCTCTTGGAACCAAACGCCGCCCCTACCGTTGCAATCAAATCATACTTTCCTACTGTCAAATCGTTCTCAACTCCCACTTCTCCGCTTGGGCCAACTACTGGATTATTTACATTAACGGTTTCGTGTTCTCCATTTTCACCCATTATCAATAATGCTCTTGGGGTGTCATAGATTTTTGGGATTAAATCGACTAATTGTTTTCCGCAATAAATGACCGCCCTTCTAAAATTATCAACATAGGTATATGTGCCTTTATCCGCTTGCTCGATTCTGGCTATAATAGCTTTACCGCTACGTTCATTAGAAGCCTGCCCCTTAGATGCTTCATATCGCCCCAGATGGTCTTCAATGTCAAAGGCAGACTGTTGCATCATTGACATAATAGCCGTAGGAACAGCCGCCTGTGGCTCTCTGGTGGGTTTATTAAGACCCTGTATGGCATTGTAACGGATATACATCCTATTTTCTGTGTTGGCTGATTCCCATTCGCCCTCAAAGCCCTTAATTTGTTTGTGGTCAACCATGTATGGACTCTTAGGAGCCAATGCTACCGTTTCAGTGGCCGCTGTTGCCCAATAATTATACATTTCCTGCGGCCCTTTAGCTCCCCTTGCCAGCGAAAGGTAGTATTTCTTACCATCTGCCACGACTTCGTCACCGAAAACTGGAATAATCGGGATATACTGCCCAGCCCAGGTTGATTCCTCAAGAATCTCTGCACCACTCATCTTTGCCCATTTAACAATGTGGTCATTCTGCACTCTCTGGTTGCTGATTATCCCACCGAGGCTTTTTATTTTCTTTACTGTAATATCATCGCCAAGTTCTATGATTTCCCCTGTGTTAAGCTGGACAAGTTCGGTTTCAACTGGCTTCTTATAGAAATACTCAGCAACACGGACTTTATCGTTGTATAACCAATCACCATACAAAGTCTTGTTTCCGTCAAAATCGGTGAAATCAGATTTAGGGTACTTTCGGGTGTATTCTTTTTTATCAATCAGTTCTTCTACGAAACAATATCTTGCATCTTCCATTGTGAACTCAACAGCAGACGGGTCAAAATGCACCGAGAATGGATTAAGCACACGCCGAATAAGAACATCCTGCTCAAATTTGCCCTTTACATATTTTGTAATAAGCCTGAAAAACCCAAATGAAGAGGAAACGGCGTGCATATAAGCCGTATCGTAAGCTATATCAGCCGAACTCAAATATTCTATTTCCCGAATAATCCCATTGTAAAGCTCTGCCATATTGACATCACCTGAATTATCAACAGGAATTACCTTAACGCTTGGCCTGTTCTGCTGTAAATCACCACGAAGTTGACGAACAAACTTTTGCAATTTGTTTACAGTGACAATCGGCCTACCATCTCTTACCCTTTGATCCTTTATCTTACTCGGCCATTGCCCATCGTCAACGTCATACACAAACTTCAGGTCGTTTAACGCCTCATCATAAATGTGGCTCCAACCATCAACGGAGATTTTGTAATGCTCCTTGGCCTGTGCAATCTTTTCTTCCATCTCAGTTCGTTTAGTGGTCATTTAAGCTCCCATCCATGCTCCGGCGGCATGAGTCTGTCTTGCGGGTAATGGTCTGATGTTGTACTCTTCATAATGTGCGCCAGTTAAGGTGAAACGATACCAATTTTCCATAAAGTGATCGTTCTCTTTCTTCGGCAAACCATTCTCATCAAAAATCCATCTCTTGACTTCGTGCAAATGTCTTTCACAGTCATCGAAAATATAACAAGTCGGCTTTCCATTCGCCCCTCTCAGCCATGATTGAATGTTCTTTATCCCTGATACTTTGTCTTTTGAAGCAACACTCAGTGTAATTCCTTCAGCCGATAGCTTGTTTGAAATTGTCGTATAAGCATCTTCAATGTCCGTTCCCAGCTGATTCCTCATATAAGCCGTGTCACCTTTTGAAAGAGGGTCAATGTACGCCTTTTCGATTCTAAGCCCACTTCTCTTCTTACGGATAATGTCGTCTGCAATCCCTTCTGAAGATAGATTCTTCCATGTCTCAGAAACACAATACTTGGTATCTAATTTATCTACCGCCCAATATGAAATTGCCTGCGGAGTGCTTAAATGAAAATCTATCAAAACAGTAACAGGCCAATCAGTCGGCACATCGAAAGGCTTTACAACGTGAACATTATCATCAAACTCCTTCAAGACCCTGCCAACCAAAGACTTGAACTGGCCAAAGACTCTTGGAGGGACATCATCAGGATCAATATCCTTTATGAATTTCAAAATCTTCAGCTTAGAGATTACTTCGTCTGAAACCAATCCATCCAAATAGGCTTCTGCGCTGTGTCCTTTATCTATTACTGGAATCTGGTTCTCAACATCAGAGTATAGAAGCAAGTCCATAAATTCCTTCATCTGCAAATCACTCAAGGCACTCAAAGTCTTTCTGTCGCTGTTATACAAATCAGGATTGTCAGTTATGTTTAGTCCATCAACTATTCCTATATCCTTCCTTCCACTTAAAACAATCTCATCAAGAATCCATGCTTCCTTTATGGGGGTTAGGCTTAATACTGTCTTTCCATTATCCAAAAGAAGTCCTCGACTCATCGCCATATATTTACTCTTTGGAGGGGGTTCGTCCATCATAACTCCCTGCGCCCTGAACGACTCAAACAAATCGTCATCCTGTGAATAGCTCATAATCGTCAAGGTGCTTTTATTGTTCCAACTCCAAAAATATTCCGTTCCCTGTTCATTCTTCTTAGTCTTGTACCAACCCTTCGGTGCCCACTTCTTCAACTCAGGAACCAACACACGACCAATGTGCAGCTTCCAATCCTCACCTGTTAAAATCAAATCCACAGGAGGCTCAATCCCTAAAGAACTTTTCCTGTACCAAACGCCCCCAACTTCAATTCCATCTTCTGCACCATCTTCAACATACTGCCACGGCTCATAGCCAAGCAACCAGGATACTAACACGTTGATAGCTAAGCAACTTTTTCCAATTTTATTCGAACTTACAATAGCAGTTGTCGTCTTATTACGGATAGCTTCCAACGCTCTTTCCTGCCACGGATATGGCTTGAAAAAGAAAGTCCCGTTGTTCTCTTTAAATTCTGCTATGCGTTCTTCTCTGGTCTGTGCCACTATTAGGCATCTCCCATTGCAGTCATTTCCTGATAATAAACAATCGCTGTTATTTTTCCGCCAGCAATAAAATCAGCAGTGTTTACTGTTACTCTAATACAATGACCTAGCTAATGCTAAATTAGCCGCCGTAAAGCCCACTGACGTTGCTGCAATGGTGACTGTCTCATTCT